CAGTATTATAGATCCAAGTAGACCATTTTAGATCATCTTTTGGTTTACCTAATGTCTTTACATTGATATCAGATTCTTTCTGTTGATTCAATCCAGTTCCAACAAACTTATTAAGAACACCAAGTACATTGAAGATAACCAGTTTAGATACATCACCATCTTCATAAGAATATGCTGGTATACCTGATGTAACAGTAGATCCAATACCACATGGAGAAGTAAGTGTTGTTACTCCAGTAAATTGTGTAAAATTCTTTCCAGTATAATCTATTATTCTATCTTCAAAATCAAAACTTCCTGAAGTATCAAAACCAACAGTAGAATCAACATCTACAATTGTCGCACCTATAGGAGCACTTTTATTAATAAATGTCTTACCTGCTTGCTTAAACTTACCAATAGTAGTATCTTTGGAGATAGAAATCTTATAAAAAGTCTTCTCTCCTATAACAGCACGTTCAACATCGTAAATAGAACCACTTGATTGAAGAGGAGTAGTTTGCTGAATTAAACTTTGTCCAATTATTTGTAATGGATCACCTGATACTAATTGGCATACTAATACATCATTTACAACATAATCTGCATCAGATGGTCTTACAAGGAATTTGGATGGTTGAACCATCTCAACATTCTCACCATATAATGCCCCGAATAATATTTTGAACGCTTCTTCAGTACCTTTAGATCTATAAAAGTCTTTTGCTTGTCTTATAAAATTAGATTCATTTAGATCTTCATCAAGATTTCTTTCTGAAAAACCATGTAATACTTGTTTCTTGAGTTTCTTTCTAAACTCCTTTAGAAAAACATTAGATAAATTGGTAACTCTGGCATCCACAGCATGAGTACCAATACCAGTAGTAGTAAAAGTAAGATATTCTGGCGAGTTGGTTTTAGCATTGTTTTCGATGCCGCTAAATCCACGGACACATCCAGTAAAGCTATTTGTAGTTATACCAGTATAAGTAATAATCTCATCATCTATCTTCAACAAACCCCATTGATTAGGCCAACCTTTAGTTGAATCAACATGAATTGTATTTGCAATACCATTCGTATATTCAGATGTTGATGTTAATCCAATCAGATTCTCATCATTGAGGAAATCTAATCCCTTATAATCAACTAGATTATCCGCAATATCAATTGCACCTCCCTGATATTCTTGGGAAATATAGTATTGTTTTAGAAACTCACCAAATAGAGGGTTCTCGGTATCAATGGATTCAGGTACTTGGCTCTGAATAACCTCATTGATCTTAACTCTGGTAAAAGATGTTGTTATCATTATCGGGTCTTCTTACCGTTTTGGTAGCTAGATTTAGGATCATATCTTGTGCCAGAAGTATTAGCACCAGATGAAATAGAGTCTTCTCTCATAGAGAAACTACTTTTTGACACATCAAACTGTAAATACAATTCCTTACGTGCTAAAACATCGTTTGATTCTGGAATTGCTTGTATTTCAATGATATTATCTGATAACGAAGTAGACGTTATATTGACAGTATCTATAATGATTTCACCCTTCTTATAATCAACACTACCAAATGAATCAGAAACAACAGTTATTTCAGTATCGGAAGTGACTTTGAATAAGAAAAGAGTTCCTCTATTAGTTCCTGCAATAGACCTATCTGAGAAATAAACAGTACCATTAACACCAGATACAGTAAATCCAGTAGATTTGATATTATAATTATTTTGACTACGATAGAAAGTATTATCAAAACACAGTTCATACTGAGCAAACTGGTTTAGAAGTGCCTTCAAATCCCTCCTTATTCTTACAGTAGTGATATTTGATGTTATTGAGGTATTTACATTATCAATAAGTGATAATATCTTACTATACTTGAACCTACCACCAAACTTGTTTAGTTCAGTACCAGACGCAAAAGAGGTAAGAGAGGAGATTATATCACTCTTCAAGTTCTCCTTACTACCTATAAAACTTGGGTTATAGTAAATGCAACTATCAATCTCAACATACAAGAACTTCAAATCAATCAATTGCGGAACAATTCCTGCAACAGAGTAACTTTTTAGAGATTTTAGTATTTGCTTCTTAGTAAACTCTGATAAGAATGATCCATTCTTAGGTTTAGCAGCAACAAAAACTCTACCATACTTCGGTGGATTTAACTCCTCACCACCAAATGCACTTATAGATTCTATATTTGGATAAACTGATGGTACAATTGCTTCATAATCTGACGCTGTTACCGCCCTATACTGTGCGGAATACATCCTTGGAGCATAATAACGAAGACTTCTAACAGACTCTATCTCATCACCATCTGCAGATGGGAAGTTAGGTGTTAGTATAGAGAAGAAACCAGATAAAGATGCTCCATCCTGATCCTCTAATGTTCCAGAAAAACTAAGTTGATTTACACCATTACCACCTTTACCTTCTGTTTTTATATAAGAAACATCTATAACATTACCATTAGTAAGTTTCCTACCAAATATACCATCACCAAATAATAACTCATACTTCTCATCAGTAGTTTCTTGTATGAGATAAATGTTAGATGTTGAAGTTACACCAACAATATTATCAACTAATTTGTATTCGGTAGTTGTTGTACTACCCTCATTGTCTCTAATATACACTCTTAGAGTAGATGTGTCTATACTATCATTCGGAAGAATAAAACGCTGATTTGGTTGAGAATCATTCTTAATATATTCGGTTTCTAAAAATTGTCCTTGAAATATTTCAACAGTACCTGCAGAATAACCATTGATAGCAGTACCAGTAACCTTTTCGGGTATAGAGAAAATATAGTTTACGTTAGATACTGAACCATTAGCAATAACACCTGGTTGGAAACTAATAGTAGTAGCTGATGTACTAAGACCTGTTATGTTATATGTTGCTGTTGTTCTTGCTGCTCTTTTTGACCTAGGAACATATCCAATATTACGTGCAAGAGATACAACGTTCTCTCTTAAAGTAGCAGAGTCAATGAATGTCTCATTGACCACCATATTAGTGTTATATGCAGTAAGATATGAATTATACGCTAATAAATTGATAATAACAGATAGGTTAGAACCCTCAAAGTCCATATCTGAGAAATTTGAGTTTTCTCGTAGATAGTCCTTTATAGAGGCTTTTATATCCTCAAAATTTAGGTTTGTAAACTGTTGTAGTGCCATTATAACCTAGTTGGTTCTAAAACGAAATTGATTGTTTGTTGGGGTGCATCCAAGCCTACTATGCGATATTTAATAGTAACGTCTAAACAATTGTTATCAGGTTCAACGATCAGATCAACGCCATCCAACTGAACTCTAGGTTCAAAGTTAGATAATACGACTTCAACTTCTGTTCTTATTGGATCAATATAAGTTGAATCAGCCAATTCAAACAATGACTCGGTAATTCTAGTACCTACAAGGGGATTGAAAACAGTCTCTCCGAGATGTGTCCTCACCAAATTTTGCACAGAACGTTTTATCGCATCCTCATTTTTCAAAACAAGTACATCATTTGTGATGGGATGCTTCTTAAAAGACAATGAAATGTCTTTAAAACCCTGAGAAAACCGTTGTTGTGGCACTAGTTTTTATAACCTTCGTATATTTAGTTCTATTTAGAGACAAAAAAAGACCTCCTCTACTGAGAAGGTCTTTATTGGATGCTCCGTAGCCTGATATTCAGTCGGAATCCTCTTCTTCGTGGCCAAGATATCGGACTTCTACCTCGTCAGGGTGTGGAAATCCAGAGTTGTAAAACTCTGCAGCTAATTCTTGAGTGATGTCAAGCATTTCGTCTTCTTCTATAGAAGAGAATTCCTTTACGCCCTGTACGTATATATCATATAATTCCATGGGCTGTAATCAATCTTTACAGGTATCTATATAATTCTTGTCTTCTCATGACCTACACGACACTTAGGATCACACCATATTTCGAATCCTGCTTTGATAGCATCAAGACAGAATGAAACATCTTCTCCACACATATCCTGTACTTCTCCTGATTCAAACACCTGCATTTGAGGAGCAAACCAAGGATACTTCATTTCCTCATGCTCAAATACACCTTTCTTGATAAGTAACCATCCGAATCCAGCATAATCAACAGTAAATGGTTTACGACGCTTTTGAATGCCGTCTACCATCTCATGATTCATAACCCCACCATTCTCTTTGAAATCATTCTCTTCCAACCAGTGAGCAACTGATGTTGTCTGACCGTCTTCTGTAGCATACCAACCGCCAGCAATATCCTTGTCCATCGATAACACACGATAAAACGACTCGTTGTTAAACACGATGTCGCTATCGAT